GGGGAAAGAACGATGAAACTGTATAAAGAGGAAAGCATAAGCAATTTTGAATTTTGGAGCGGAGCGAAGGACACCGCCAAATATCTGACCGAGGACGAATTAGACACAATCGAGGAAATGTTAGAGGAACTATTCCCGGACGGGATGAGCGAAACAGAATTAAATGACCTGTTTTGGTTTGAGGATGACACCATAGCGGAATGGTTAGGTTATGAGGACTTTGAAGCCATCATTAACCGCAACGACGATGAAGACGAGGACTAGCCCACAAGGGCAGGAAGGAGCAGAACAATGAACACAATCTATGTAACAAGCAAAACAGAGTATGACAACGCTATAAAGGCAAGCGGAAAAAACAAAATAGAAATGGACTTTTTTGAGGACTTATCAAACGGCGACGTTATAAATATCCGGCACGAATCGGGATACGAGATATGGCACGACGGAGAAATAACAGGCGCTTGCAGTTCATCTGCGCCGGTCTATTGCGTGAATGAATACGGCACGACGGATAACAGGGCGCGTTATAATTACGTATAACAACTGACAGCCCCGGCAGCGGGGAGAGAGGAAGGAGCAGTATGAAATTCTTTGAGTTTTACAGTAAATGCAAATTCGAGCTAATCGAGCGCGGCAGCTCGAATTGGGATTACTACACGATGCAATACCGCGACGACCCGCCGGGCGTCGTAGCAATAGCGAAACCCGGAACCAGCGCGAGCGATTGCCACTTCGGGACTCTCGAATATTTCCGTCGCTGGAAGGAGGCCCGCGCATGATATTCAGCCGCCGAAAATACTGGCACACGCCCCCGCTTGACATACTAGGCGGGGGCAAATTATCAGAGCCAGGCGAGATAATCGACCCGGACTATATCGCGCAGACGCTGGCACAAATCGGACTACCGTGCAGCCCAGCAGGGCATACGGATGGCGCACAGATTGCGACCTATCACTATAATCTGCACGATCTACGCGACCATAGCAAGGCCGCTAGAGCCGTTAAAGCGCTTTCTGCCGCATTGTGTACGCCCTGCACCCTGATAACATCAGACCGGGCGCATATCGCCGTACAAGTAGCAAGGGCAGAGCGGGAGATTGTAGCCTTGCGCCAGACCGTGCAGCACCTAGGACCAGACCGCACACCCACAAGCGCGGCGCTGGGGCTTGACAATGTGGGGCAGCCTGTCATTATCGACATTGCCAAGATGCCGCACATGCTCATAGCGGGCGCAACCGGATCAGGCAAAAGCGTTGCGCTGAATACCATCTTATGCAGTATGTTATATTCTGGCACGCCAACGCGCCTGCAATTGGTCATGATCGACCCCAAACAGGTGGAGCTGTCAGCCTATGTGGGACTGCCCCATCTGGCCGCGCCGATCATCACCAGCGCGGGGGAGGCCGTGGGCACGCTTGCCAGCATCAATGCCGCGATGGACGCGCGATATAAACAGATGGCACGCAAGCGCGTTAAGGACAGCGATGCAATCAGCATGCCGCGCATGGTCATAGTCATCGACGAGTTGGCAGACCTGATGTTGGTAAGCAAAAAAGCTGTTGAAGAATCCATTATCCGCATCGCACAGCTAGGCAGGGCCGCAGGAATACATCTGCTAATCGCCACGCAGAAGCCCGTTGTAAGTGTCGTAACCGGCTTAATCCAGGGCAACATTCCCTGCAAGCTTGCACTGCAGACCGCCAGCACCTCGGACAGCGTGCGAATCCTAGGCCACAAGGGCGCGGAAAGCCTGCTCGGCCGGGGCGACGCGCTACTCAAGCTGCCGGACCGGGTGCAGGAAATCCGCCTGCAATGCGCGTACACATCAGAGGCCGATATTGCCGCCATTGTCCACTATTGGCAACATAACGCAAAGCGCCGGGCATAACAGCCCGGCCTTCTTTTTGCCCGTCATACAGGCGGGCTTTTTATTTGCCTTTCTGCCGCCCAAATTCGCCCTGTGCGGCGTTCTGCCATTCTGCGCGTAGTAATACCGTACATTGCTAAAAAACCCTTTCTGCGCCATTCTGCGCGGTTAGGGCGCGTTCTGCGCTTTGCCAACCGTATATAACAAGCCCCGAATCCACACAATAAGGATCGGGGCTTTCTGCACCTTTCTGCGCTTTCTGCGCTATTCTGTTTCGATGGTCGTTCCCGGCAGCGCGTTCTGGTACTTCTGCACCATCTGCGCGGGGTCGCTTTCTGCGCCCATTGGATTGTTCATCGTCAAAACGTTCTCTGTAACATCACGATATCCGAAGTGGTTTTTCCCGATAAAGCAACCAGAGCCGGGATTTACCTTACCGTTCATCATGTAATCTAC